TCAAAGCAAATTAAGAAGCTTAATAGTATGCGTAATTTCTTTTTCACGTTTTACCTGTAGTAGGTGCAAATATGTTTTTTGAGTAATTGAAATATCTTTGTGTCCCAGACGTTCGCTGATGTATTCAACGGCGACTCCTTTAGTGATTAACATTGAAGCGTGGCTATGACGCAGACCATGAAAACTGATTTTCTTATCAATATCTAATCTTGTTAGGACTTTCCCAAGCTCACGGTTAACGCTACTCTGTTTACGATTGAATAGACGTTCATTGTCATTGTTTGGTAAATTAACCAGATAATCAGTCAACCAAATTGGAACATCAACAATCCGAACAGAATTAGGTGTTTTTGGCTCTTTCAATACATTTAGGCGCTCCTCGTATGACTTGTTAATGTCAATCATACCGTTGCTAATGTCAGCTTTAGTCAAACCTATTACCTCACCAAGTCTTGCACCAGATAGAGCAGATACTAGCATAATATCGTGAGTAGGTTCGTGGTTATCTTTCAAGTATTGGATAAGTCGTTTGAAGTCGTTATACTCCAAGAACTTTAACGAGCTGTCTTTAGAACTATATCCGTGTGGCTTTGTCCGCTCAAAGGGGTTTATAGTAATAACGCCATCAGCAACAGCGTCTTTCATAATTGCGTTCAAATGTCCTTTAAGTTTCTGACTTGAAGCTAAAGAGTGGGACAGGCCATATTCATTTAAGAATGTTTGTGCCTGCTGTCTTGTGATTTTATCAATAGATGTATCGCCAAAATACTTTTTAACCGCCTTACTTGATAAATCATAGCCAACCAAAGTAGAACGAGATACATCTGTTTTGTATGTACGTATCCAGACATCAACGAAATCACTAAATGATTGTGAGGGTTGAAAATTAATATCACCGTCGTATTTTTGACCTTCTGTTTTTGCAGACCAAGCATTAGCTTCAGTTTTGGTCTTAAATCCAGATCTAGTCTTTTTCTTATATCCACCTTGATAGGGAACGGAAACACTAGCCGTCCAAGTCTTACCACGTTTGTAAATTGAAGCCATGATAAAAACCTCCTTTATCAGGGGGCTTATATCTGTTATAATCTAATAGAACGCCCCGTGCGTTTATTCATGTTTTAGCACACCCTTTGACTTGCAGGTTAGGGGTGTGCTTTTTTATTTGTCTTTAAATTTTGACCATAATAGATATAAAACACCAGCCAAGATAAGTAAAGCTGCAAGGCTGTAAATGGCAATAAACACCCATTTTAGTTGTAGCTGACTATACTCGAGAAAGTAACGCACATTATTCATCTCCTCTCATCGCGCCTTTTTTTATGTACGCCCATAAGGGCATTGACTAGTTATCATTCAGGTGCTGGATAGCATAGTTTGCTTCATCTTGCGTGAACTTCTCGCCGGCTTCGGAAGTTAGTTGGTCACGAATAGCTTCAGCAGACATACTCATTTTTGATTGGTATTGCTTGGCTTTTTCCAAAGCGTTTTTATTCCAGTCAGCTTTCACATTGTCAACGGCGTATTGTGCTGCGTCAGCTGGAAACTGTTCTCCGGCATCGGATGTGAGCTGGTCATATATGCCAGCTTTTGACATGTTCATCATATTAGCATATTGCGTAGCTTTTGTCAGAGCCGATGTAAATTCAGCCGAAACCTTTGGCTTTTCTGAACTTGAAGAACTTACTGTCTCTTCGCTCGACGAACTTTCATCGTCTGTCGCTTTGGTTGATTGAGTTGAATTAGATGATTTTGATGAACTTTTATCAGAACCACCGCTCATTGCACTTGAAAAAATTGCTATAACTACTATCGCAAGAATCCAGAACCATACACGTTTGTAAATTGGTTTCTTTTGCACGTACGTCTTACCATCATCTCCAACGATTTTCTTACTCATGTCTCTAATCTCCAAAGCTTTTTAATGTGGACGCTCGGCACATAATATGTACACCGCATAGCGGTTTATAGAACAACAACACCGATAATTTGTGTCTCGTGTGTTTCATCAATAGGCATATCATCATAGCTCTTATTCAAAGAAACGAAACGTGCGCCTTTTTCATCATTGACGTACTTTTTTACGTATGCCTGATTATCATAGTAGGCGATAACGACTTGACCGCTGCGTGCTTCAAACGTTTTCTTAACAAAGATAATCTGTTTGTCTTCAAATAGTGGTCTCATAGAAACGCCGTTGACGATAATGGCATAATCATGTTCAGGAACAACGCCCTCATAGGGTACAAGTTCAGGTGTATTGTCTAAAAGATATTCACCTGTACCAGCTGATACAGCGCCATACAATTTAACTTCACTCTTTACAGGCATCTGGATAATGTTGTTTTGTTCATTATATTGTTGTTCTGTGTAGTTGTAAACATTAGTCTGACGTTCACCGTTCAACGAGTCGTACATTCGTATCAAATTAACTCGATTATCAACCACGTGACTTAAATCTTTATTCATTAAGTCTGTAATTGAAACTCCAAATATTTCGGCGATATCGTTAAGCACCCCTATTTTTGGAGTGTACTTGCCTTTTTCCCACTCGCTTACAGAAGAAGAACTTTTTCGACCAAGTTTCATCGCCAAGTCAATTTGATCCATTCCGTGTTTTTCGCGTAGGTATCTTAAATTATTTGCGAACATAATCTTATCTCCGTTTTCTATACCTTATATTATACACGACTTCGGAAAAAATGAAATACGTTTCTGAAAAAATAATTCAGAAAAACCGAAATTAGTTGTTGACTTCGGAAAAACCGAAGTATATACTAAAAGTATTGAAAGGAGGCGATTAAATGTTAGCTAATAAGCAAGCGTTATTCGATATACGAATGCAAAAGCGATTGACACAAAAAGATTTGGCACTTGCTTCTGGATTGTCTGAAAGAACTATCAACACATACGAATCCGACATTGACAATCTTAGAAACGCCCGTTACAAAAATGTTGAAAAAGTCGCGAATGCGCTCGGTGTATCAGTAGATGAAATTTTTTTGTCTACTGTTTCGGAAAAACCGAAACGAAAGCAACCAGCATAGGAAAAGCCCGACTAGTGAAGTAGACGAGCCGTCAAGAAAGGAACAGTAACATGACATTTACAGAATTGAAGCAAGCAAACAGCAGTGAGATGTATCTATACATTGATGGAAACGAAGACTACAAGTTGTACAAACATGTATGGGAATTCAGATCAGAACGTTCGGTTACTTTGTATCTTGTCAACGTTAAAGACGATAGCTTCCAACAAGTGAATAATAGCCGTGTTAAGACAGTGGCTGGAGCTTTGAAAAATGTCTGATTTCTTTAAAAAAGATGGTCCGGCGCTTACTTCCAATAAAGATGATTGGGAGACGCCGGCGTTGCTTTTTCGAAAGTTGAACGAAGAATATTCGTTTGATTTAGATGCAGCGGCTTCAGATGAGAATCACAAAGTAGACAACTACTTTACCGCAAATGATGACGCGCTAAAGCAAAAATGGTGGGGCAATGTGTTTGTTAACCCACCATACGGTAGAAACATTCGTGCTTGGGTAGAAAAGGCGTATCAGGAAAGTGTTCGCGATCCAAACAGAAAAATAGTGATGTTGATTCCATCACGGACGGACACGAGTTACTGGCATGATTTCATATTTCCACATGCTGATATTGAATTCATCAGAGGAAGATTGAAATTTGAGGTTAATGGTCAGGCTGGTAATCCAGCGCCATTTCCAAGCGCAATAGTTGTATTCGGAAAGGAGGCGAGATAGATGGAAATGATTGATGACGGTAATTCATTAATAATCGATGACAAGAAGTTTGCTTATGATGAACAACACGTTATAGATGCTCAGCCAATTAAAAACTCCCACGGTTACATGGAAGTTCAAGTTACTTTCTTGGTTGAAACATTTATCAAGAAATAGTTTTGCAATAGTTCTCGTGAGGTTCGATCAAAGGTTAGACAGTTGCTAGACATTCAGGATATTTAGAAAGGAGGCAAGCCAATGGTAAAACAGCTACTTGAAAAGTTAGATGAACTGATCAGGATATTCAAACGAAGTGAATTGCCAGAGGTGATGGATAAAACGGAGTTGGCTCGGTTTCTAGGGGTCGGCATAAACAGTGTCAATAATTACATCTACGCTGACGGGTTTCCTTATATCAAACAGCCAAACATGAAGAATGGTTATCCAAAAAAGGCGGTCCAACAGTGGTTAGATGAACAAACGAAATTTTACGGAAGGTAAGCAATATGCAAGAAATTATCAAGATTAATCAAAACGAGCAAGGCGAAACACGGGTCAGTGCTCGAGAGTTGCACAAGGAATTAGGCGTTAAGAAACGTTTCAGCGCATGGTTTGAACAATATCATGAAATGTATGTTGAGGGAACTGATTTTACAAGTGTACTTTCAGGTACGGTTGTAAATAACGGCGCCGTTAAGCCACTTCAAGATTATTCTCTCACAGTCGACATGGCAAAGAACGTAGCCATGATGTCAAAGACTGCAAAGAGTCAACAAATTCGAGATTACTTTATCCAAGTCGAAGACCGTTACAAGAAGTTAGCCAACGATCCATCTTATCAAATGGCACTCGGTCTGAAAGCGTCACAGTTACTGCTTGAGCAGAAAGACCAAATCATTGCCGAGATGAAACCGAAAGCATTGTTTGCAGACGCAGTAGCAACTAGTCATACAAGCGTTCTGGTTGGTGAATTAGCTAAGATACTCAAACAAAATGGTGTCGATACAGGCGCCACACGACTGTTCAGTTGGCTGCGTGATAACGGCTACTTAATCCGGCGCAGGGGTACAGACTACAACATGCCAACACAGAAAAGCATGGAATTGGGACTGTTTGAAATCAAGGAAACATCAATCGCACGTAGTAACGGTAGTGTCACGGTATCCAAGACACCTAAAGTTACCGGAAAAGGTCAGCAATACTTTATTAACAAGTTTTTGCAAGCAGCATAGGAGGTCAACATGTCAAAGAGTGCAGATTTAGAAGACATCAGGCAGTCGTTGCTTGATTACGCACAGGCAGCAATTAGTAAAGGTCGTGAAGCAATCGAGAATGATACGACATTGAATTTTAATCCAATAGCACAAGCAAACGGCGCTTTGGATTTATTTGAAAGGGTAAGTAAATAACATGTGGTTTTTACAAGTAATAGCAACAATCGTAATTTTAGTTTTAGTTTTCGCACTAGGCTTATCACAAGGTGAAGCACAAGAACGTGAACGAATCGAAAAGCAACGCAGACTTGAAGCAATGGGCGGTAAGAATAGCTCAAACAAGTATTTCTAACAAAAGAAAAACGCTTAGCACAATTGGAGTTGGCTAAGCGCAGTAGGTATAAATTGTCTCTCAAAATAATTTATACCTCGATTATATCAAGAAATGAGGTAAAAGCAAATGAACAGATTACGTGAGCTTCGTAAAGAGCGCAACGTGACGCAACAAGAATTAGCAGATGAAATGTTGGTAACACAACGAACATTGGCTAGATACGAATCAGGAGAACACGAACCACGATTGCCAATCGTATTCGATCTAGCTGATTATTTCGAAGTCTCAATTGATTATCTGGTCGGAAGGAGTGATGTTAGATGATTGAACCGATAGACGCATTACACTTCGGAAGACCAGACGTTGAAGACGAACGTTGGCGTTACAAGCAAGATTTGTTAGATAAATTGCATAGCGAGCGTGACGATTGGTACACGAAGCGTGATGACCTAGAAAATCAAATGTTAGAGGTTGACAACGAAATATCGGAGTTAGATGCAACGATTAACAAGATTAAAAACGGAGATTAAACATGGCAAACGAAATAACACAACCAGAAATTGGTGTAAAAGACGGTCAAATCAACTTTAAGAATGTTGAACAGTTCAAATCAGACTTTGAACAAATCATCAGCCGCAACAGCAATTTTGTTGTCACTGATGAGACATTAAGTGGCTCGAAAAAAGCACGTGCAGAACTACGGAACGCAGCTAAAGAGTCAGCAGCATGACGAAGCAAAGTCAAAGCTCAACTGTTGAGACCGTTTGAAGAGGTATCAGAAATGGCAGTTAGCTTTGAAAAGAAAGCAAAAGCAGCCGCTGATGAAATTGATACTGATGTCAAGGTGTTTGATGAGGAAGAAAAGCAAAAGCGCCGTGACGGATTGAATGAGTATTTAGCGCAACGCTCATCTGAACTTGATATTGAACCAGACATTGAAATTAATGATAAATGGTTTATCAAAGGTAATTTTAATGGCACAAAGCCCAAGCAAACATTTATTGAGGAACACATTGAACCACAACTGAACCATTTAGTTGAATCGAAGCAACAACGAGTAGCCGACACAATAGCCGTTCGCAATTATGCAGAGAGTAAAGAATTTGATCCAGAGGGATATACTCACAGTCTCGACTTCAAATCATTAGCACAAATTATGGCGGATATTGACGGAGATGTCATCAAACGCCAAAAACGCGAAGAAGCAGAAAAAGCAATCGCGGAAATGCAAGCAAAGCAAGAACAGGAAAAAACCGTTACACATGTTGGCGAAAAAACCGTCACCGAAGATGGTGAAATCGTTGAACCTGTTAAGCCGGTTGGACCAGAACAACCTAAGACTTATACCAGAAAGCTAGTTGTCACTGGTACGTTGAAACAACTTCAATCGGTCGCTGATTTTATGAGAAACAATGGTATTCAATTTGGAGGAGAGTGATGACTGAATTTAAAACTCTATACGAAGCCTTGGCTGAGACGCAAAACAACATTGAACAGCCCAAAAAAGAAGCCAGCAACCCGATGTTCAAATCAAGTTATGTAACACTCGACGCAGTTATCAATTCGATTGTTAAAGCACGTAAGGCGGCAGGGGCAAAGTTTTTCTTCACAAATATTGTTAATGACGGTCTGATGATAACTAGAGTGATTGGATATGGTGAAACGCTGGATTTAACAGGCTCAAAGGTTGCCAATGATTTAGGCAATCGCGGTACAAATTCAGCACAAGCGGAGGGATCAGCTCTCACATACGCGCGCAGATATAGTTTATCGATGGCGTTTGGAATTGCCAGTGATGTTGACGATGATGGTAACGCAGCAAATAATGAGCAGCACGCTCAAACAAATTCAACCGGTGGCAAGCCAAAAGACGCTTTGAATAGTGAGTTCGGTAAATTGTCAAAGCAAATTCAAACAAAAAGAAATATAGACGAAGTAGCTTTCTTTCAAGGATTGTCAGGTTCAGTTGGATTAAATCTAAAACAGTTTATGGACTTCGCAAAGCTTAATCAGACACAAAAACAAATGATAGTAGAAACCCTTAGGGGTTGGGTAGGAGACAAATAATGATTAACAGAGTAGTGCTCATTGGTCGATTGACCAAAGATGTTGAAGTTAGATACACACAATCAGGTGTGGCAGTTGGAACATTAAGTTTAGCGGTTAATCGTCCATTTACGAATGCTAGTGGCGAACGTGAAGCGGACTTTATCAACGGTGTTATCTGGCGCAAAGCAGCCGAAAACTTCGCTAACTTCACACACAAAGGTGCGCTAGTGGCGATTGAGGGACGGTTGCAAACACGCAACTACGAAGACGGAAACGGCAAGCGTGTTTATGTCACAGAGGTTGTAGCTGATAATTTCAGTTTGTTGGAAAAGAAGAGTGATGGTCAGCAATCAGCACCGAAGTCACAGGCACCTGATCCATTCGCAAATCAAGGCAATCAAAATAAATTTGCTGGTAGTGGCAACACTGAAATTGACATTTCAGATGACGATTTACCATTTTAGGAGAAAAAGACATGACAGTAGAACATAAAATTTATAGTCCTTGGGCGTTTAAAACAGATGAAGATGAAAAAGCACGAATGAATATTCAAATTTACAACGAACTGTTTGATAAGTTCAAAATTTATTCACCAAGTCGTAGTAATTGCGAAAAAGACGAAGCACAAGTAGTTATCGTTGCAAAAGCACCAACCTACAATGAAATTCATTTCAGCGTTGAAAAGAATGAGGTCGAATTAACGTCAGATGAACTAGCGTTAATTTACGATCATGGCAACCTATGTTTCGGACACATGGGAACGACGATATTTACAGATTAGTTGATGAGGTGAGCTATGGAAAAAGAACAAGACATCAAGTATTTTACACAGATACCCGCATGGGTTGATGAACTTGATAACATCAGCGACTTTCAAGCCAGACTAATCGGGTACATCTACACTTTTGAAAACATCACAGGTACCGTGTTCACGAGCAATCAACGTTTAGCAAAGAGGTTTCACAAAAGTTCTAAGACCGTGCAAACTGCTTTAAGCGATTTGTACAACAAAGGTATCGTTCACAGCACTCTAGTTTATAAAGAAGATTCAAAGTTAGTTGATAAGCGTTATTTGGAAGTAGTGAAACCAACTGGCATACCTACCCCCAAAAACGAGGGTACCCTATACCAGAAAACGAGCATACCCTACCCTCAAAAACGAGCATACCCTATACCCGAAAACGGCGTAGATAATAAATCAATTAATAAATCAGTTAATAGATTAGTTAATAATAACGTCGCTTTTGATGAAATTTGGAAGTTATATCCAAAAAAGTCTGGCAAGACAAATGCGATGAAAGATTTCAATAAAGCGTTAAAAGCTGGTGTTAGTCCTGAATTGATTAAGTCAAAGCTGGAAGAGTATTTGAAACAAATCAAAATCAAGGGCACGCCGAAGCAGTATATCAAGAACGGTTCAACATGGTTTCATCAAAAAGGTTGGGAAGATGAGTACGACTTAACACCTGATGTGCAGCGTGGCTATGGCAACAAGAAACAGATTATTGAGCCACAGTTAGCGAGTGTTTCAGAACCGGTTGAGGAGCCAGAAAGGGAGTTACCAGAATGGCTGACGGACGTGGCAAAGGACCTTTAGATTTTGTACTCCTAGCAATCAGATTAAAGGCAATGGGAATACCGACATCTAGTAACAGTCAATCATTCCCAGCAGTTAATTTTGAAGAGCTAGGCAGACGATTAAAAGAAAATGGATCGCTCACAAAAATGGTTAAATGCGCTAGTGCTAATTACGTTTCGATTTTAGAAGTTTGGCAGAGTGCACCCGAAGCGATTGCGGTATTGCAAGAGATGAGAAAGGAAGCAACAAAATGAAAAAGCAACCATCTCAACTTTATTGGTTCAAAGTCTTTGATAATTGCTTAGTACAGCTGATGAAAGATTACTTCAATTCTCTCATCTGCCTAATTCCGTTGTCTCAAGTTGAAGTGATTCTTGTTAGATGCTCTGCGATAGGCACTCGCTGATTATATCTGGGCATCTATGATAAACGATTCATAAAAACGTTCCGAAAATTAATCCACATCCATTGAATTTTCCGAGTTCCAAGCTGCCAACTCACAACTCACCCAAATCTCTGGAAACAGATTAATCTTGGCTATCGTAATAGTAAAAATGTCTCAGTCAATCTTCAACGCAGAAAAGTTCAACATTTGGGTCAAAATACAGCCCCCCATTGTTGATTTATTTGTACCCGAAAGTACACAAATATTTTATAACCTTTCAAGGACATAATCAAGGAGTCTAATTTATGAATACAGAATTGGTCAAAGAAATAATCAGTAAAGAAAACCACACTTTATATTGGCTATCGAAGCAGTCGGGAATACCATACACAACACTTCATCCAATTGTGGCAGGAAAACGAAAACCGATGTTTGAAACGGTCATTAAGATAGCTGCGGCGCTTGATGTAACAACTGATAGTTTGAGGTAATTAATTGACAGAGCTATTCGCAAAACTGAATAAGGTTGACCCAAACAAAGGTCTAATCACGTTGCAGTTGAGCACTGATGATATTCACACGCTAGAAAAGTATCACGCCAACGGACAGCAACAGATGGTGTCATTGATAGCGAGTGATGAAAACGGTGTATCAGCACAACAGCGAAAGTTTGCGTTTGCATTGTTGCATGACATCTGGTGGTCACAGGTTGGTGGCCTATGGATTGAAACCCCTGAAACGGTGAAACAGCACTTCTATGCCATGTATGAGTATTACAACAGCTTAGACTTTGGAGAATTTAGTTTGAGTGCTGCTAAAGGTACTAAGACTGATACAAACCAGTTCATCAACATGTTACTAGATTATGCAGCGATACATGACATTAGTTTGAGTGTGAAGCCGTTGAACGAGTTAGAGCCGCAGGAAATTGCACGGTGGGAGTACAGGTGTCTCATGGAAAAGATGTGTGTTGTTTGTGGCAAGAAGCCAAGCGATCTACACCATTTAGATACAGTTGGGTCAGGAATGAACCGCCAGCATACCAATCATTTGGGACACAGAGCGGTGCAACTATGTAGGGAACACCACAATTTGGCTCATTCACTTGGTATCGAAACATTCATGCAGCGTTTCAAGATTAACGGCATCAAGATTGACGAAAAAATAGCCATGGCACATGGACTGAATATGAGGTAATTATGGAAAAGTCACACGAAGAACGAGTGAAGGAAGCATGCGCAATTTACATGACGTATAGCTTAGCACTTTATTACGACACTATTTTTGACATTGAGAACTTTCAACTACATGATGATGTGTTTGCTTTCTTAGATGAGTTCCAAAAAGAATTCAATATTACGAGCGAAGAAATCAATAATGAAATTGAAAGCTCTAGCAAGTGATTTAAGCGTTTAAAAACAGTTTTTGTGTTAATTATACCAAACTGATGTTTGCACAGCAAAAACAGGCGTTTTGGTACGAATAAGAGCAAATTAGCAGAAAGGAAACGATATGGATTTAGTGGCAGGTTTGGTAGCACGAGAAAGACAGTATGGATATATGTCCGACGAGGCGATTTCTTGGTTCAGGAAAGAAATGTCTAAAAGCACATACAATGACGGCAATGTTGAGTATGATTCAACAGGTCGTAGGCTGCCAGCGATTGAACAGCTTCCTAAAGGTGTACAGGCAGATATTGTTGAGATGTATCAGTTGGGCTATACACAGACCGAGGTGGCTAACTATTTTGATTTATCAACTAGAAAACTATCGACGTTTTATAACAAGATGTTCAAGAATGGTGTTTTGGTTAAAAATACAGCAAAAGAGCGATTTCAAATGCACGAAGAGTTGATACGTCAAGAAGATAGAGGACGTTTCAACAGCGCAAAGTTAACTATCGCTCACGGTCGAAGAAAAGCATGACGATATTTAAATTTGACATTGAACCAGTGGCACAAGCCAGACCGAGAGCTGCACGTATTGGTAACAGCATCAGAATGTATGACCCGAAAAAGACAGCGAATTTCAAAACAGATCTACGCATGATGGCGCAAATAGCTGCAAGAGGAAAGCACTACAAATTATTAGATGGTGGATTAGATGTCAGCATTAACGTGTTCAGACCTATTCCAAAATCGTGGTCACTCAAAAAGCGCACAGAGGCGGCTAGTGGTTTGATTTTACCCACAACAAAGCCAGACATTAGCAATTACATCAAAAGTATCGAAGACGCATTGAACGGCGTTTTATGGCATGACGACAACGCCACTGTTGATATACACGGTAAAAAAAGATATGCAGAAACAGGTTATTTGACAGTTGAAATTAAAAAAATAGAGGTATCAAACAATGAAAACATATTACAACATTTATGTGAATGATGATTTCTGGAGAGCTTTTGATACAGAACGTGAAGCTAAGAAATATTTATATGAATTTAAAAAGACACATCATGTTAAGACAGAAATTATTGCAACAGGTGGCAAGAAAAGCAATGTCAGTAGGTGAATAAATGACAATCGAAGAATACAAAAGACAGTCAATTGACCGTGTCAATAAGCAAGCAGCAGTTTCAGGAGCGTTTACACATTGTTTTGACACACGCGCGCAATCAGAACGTCAACGAACGTCAGAACGCAAGCGCAGGTTAAAAGCGTTGGTAAGAAGTAACATCATTGATGTTGATGTGCTTGCACAGTATTTTATGATCAGCGCGAACACGATTATAAAGATAGCCTATTCTGCTGGTTATCATATCAGCAATGGTCGAGTTGTGGAAAGTGTGATGAGATGAAAATAGTTAGCTTTGATTGGTTAGTAGATTCAAATGGCAGGCAAGCAGGTATTTTGGTCAAAGAATACCCAGACGGCTATGAATTAAAAATGATTAGTGCAATGCACGCAGGACAAGTTGCAATATTTCTAAAAAACTGCATGAAAAATATTGAAGTCAAAGAATTGAAGTTTGTACTACCAGAGGTAAAAAAATGAAAATAGTTAGCTTACAGAGCGTTGGATTGGGAGCATTTTATGTTGAACGTACTATCGATGAGGCTGTATATGTACCCTACTATATTGGTGTTGGTGCAATGGTAGACGATTTGCGAGGCGGTTATGAAGGTGTAATTGGCGAAGACAAGATTACTGTTACTGAAATAAATTATCAACAGGGTGACTTTGATGCGTATGGTTTTGAAATATACACCGTCCACACATCAGACGGACACATCAGAGTGTTGCCGGCAGATAAGTACATTGCAGAATGGAGCGAATAGTTATGCGAGATATTAAGTTTAGAGTTTGGGATAACGATGAGAACAATTTTTGGGGAGAAGGTAGAAACCTATCAATGATTTCGCTTGTATCAGACAGTGTGGTTAATGACGATAGTACAGTCCTTGAACAGTACACAGGTCTCAAAGACAAAAACGGTGTTGATGTGTATGAAAATGATATTGTCAGATGTTCCAGAGGTTGTCCTCATAAAGTAGTTTGGGATGAAGAAAGAGGCGGTATGTTCGGCGGTGGTATGCCCGGTTGGTACTTGTCTGGATTGGACGAGGGATATGCTTGGACGAACAGTGAAGAAGTCGTTGGAAACATTCACGAGAACGCAGATTTATTGGAGGGACAGTCATGAAATACCAGAAAAAACCAGTAACAGTTGAGGCGTGGAAATCATATGATTTTAATTTAGATGACAAGTTGCCTGTCTGGGTTACTAATGCATTCATTAGTCGAGAAGTTGACGAATAGTTAAAGGAGCAAAGCGTGACTCAACTCAATAATGATTTATAAAGACAAGTATCAACACTTGTACAGTTATACCAAAAATAGAAATTACTTTCGTGCCACGGCTATGTATTAAAAAGCCGATTAGAAGAGTGATCAGCAATAGAAAAATCATAAAGTAAATTAAAGCGTGAAGTAGTAATAAGGTCATAATACCTCCTAACGTTTTTAATATTATAACATGTAGAAAGAAGAGCGGAAATTGGCGGATAGAGTTGATAAACTGTTGTACGATTATTATTCTGGTCGATTACAACGCAAGGTTAATGACAGGATAAGGGAAATTGAGACGCCAACCAATAATGATGAAAATATTGGAGGTGGTCGTGCTCAAAACAAACACACTCGACCTGTTGACGATATGATTATCAGAAAAGAGCAGGACGTTGTGCTCAATAAATGTCGTGCAGATCTAACCTATGCCACGAGATTAGTTACAAGAATTGAAAGGTCTTTCGAGGCGGAAATATGTAATGTCGTTAAATTACATTTTGATAAACGGTTAGGTCAAGACTGGTTGGCAATTGAGTCCGTGACTGGAATTAGCACGAGGCAGGGACAACGATATGTAAACTGGTTTAAAAGAGAAGTTGGCAACATATTCTGGTACGACAAAGGTAAGGAACAAACCACAAATTTTATCAAGAAAGAGGCAACGATAAATGATTTAGCTGAAATAACATCGCTCATCAAGCAAAGACTAGAAACTGTGGATAACTAAGAACATCAAAATGGTGTCGCTTTTATGTCGTAAAATGACTTAAAAACGGTGCTATATTTGTATCATCAGATAATTGATAAGTCAATGATGTGGTATCATCTTTCTTGTAAAAGGAGAGATGGTTTATGAGCGAAAAAGAAAAAATGTGGCCTAAAGTTGTAACGTGGATTTTATCAATTTTTTCGATAATTATATCTGTTGCCGTATTTTGATATCAATTGAATCAAAGCGACAGGTACAGTGATAACACAAAAATGATTCTGATTAATTCAGCAAAACTGGCTGAATATGATTTGAATTTGATGATTTATAAAATTGACAATGGTACAGATGAAACACTCGATTATGGACAATTTAGATTTCAACTTGATAGTCTTCAGCAAAACTTCAAAACTATTGAAGCTATAAATCCGACTAGTTTGCCTAAAAATCAAGCTATGAATTATCAAGTTTATCGTCAAAACCTTAACGCTGTGATTTACAAGGCAACGTCATATGTGAATGCGTTGAGGGTGAACCAAGCAGAAGCTCCAAAAGACATAGACAAGCTTCACGTAGATTTGGGAGTGAGACAAAATTTTTACCAAGGTGTTGGTAGTTCGTTGGATGTAATTAAAGGAGATTTAAGTGCGCTAGAAAATAATACATCATTGTATGATCAAGACTATAAGAAAAATTCTAAAATTTTGGAGGAACATAAATGAGTGAAATTTATATATATGGGCCAATAGTTCTATCTTTAATTACGTTGGTGATATCAACTTTTCAAATTGGCTATACAATTGGTAAAAACAAAAGAACTAAATAATTAACAAACAGGGTTATTGCTCATCCATTAAAAGAAACGTTGCACACGCTTTGGAAAAAGCCACTGTGTATGTAAAAATACGATAGGTTGGGATATCTATCATTATGACAGGTCGCGGAACAGACCGCTCCAGTACCTTACATGAGCAACTGGGTTAGAAATATCGTTTGTAAGGTGCAAATCCTTACCCTGTCAATTAGTTTGGTGGTATTATTTAGTTAGGCTATGTGCCAAAAAATAAGGACGGTAACTGACCATGAATAAAGATGAGATTGTTGAAAAAGTAAAGTCATTGCTGAGTGAAGGTAATCTCGACAAAGCTAAAGATTTTATAGAAGAACACAAAGAAGATTTGGGCGAAAACTTTGATAAGCTGAAAGACATGATTGGTGATAATGCTGAAGGTATAATTGGTAAAATCAAAGGGTTATTTGATAAGAAGTAACACGATGTGTTATAAAGCTGTTTGATGAAATAAACAGCTATGAAAAAATCCAACACGAAATTGTCAATGAAAATTATCTTACCTTTGCAATGAAAGCAGTCGCTTGCCTGTGATTGCGTACATAGTGTTGTATGGCGTTGTTATAGTGAATATGATAACATGTTACATGGTGGTTACATGAAAACCGTTTGCTCAGTTTTTCTTTACAAAACATCACAGTAGCCACTGTACATAAATTCTAAACTGGTCGAAATCGACCTGTTTTACATATGTGACATACACGCACCTTAACGGGTGCTTTTTTATTGAAAAGAGAAACTATGAAAATAGATCGCGATTATGGACTTGTCGCCAGTGATGATGAATTAAACATCTACCGCAGGCTAGACAAGCAACAAAAATATAATAAGAAACACAAGAAGGTATCTAAACGCAAGTCGAATACAGACAAGCGCAAAGATGCCTTTTATGATGATAGGAAGTGGCGATAATGGGCTACACAAAATGGACTGATGAATTAAAGAAGCGTGTTCAAGAATTGAGTGAGCAAGGACTTGATTCAAGAAATATAGTTGAAAAACTTTATGAAGAAACAGGTGTTTACTATGCGCAACGCTCCGTTCAACGATATGCAAGTGTAAAAACGCCACAAAACCACAATAGTGAAAACGACCATTTTAGTATCGAGCCTAAATATAGCTATGGTAGTGACGGTAAGGTTGATGATATTAAAATCACAGCCAAGTATCTATTACTGAATGAGCAGACACAAAAGACACCAGAAGATATTCTTGAGTATCTTAATCTTGATGTCAACGAATGGCGCATCGTGTCAGCAATTCCAAACCAATGGACGACACCGACAGATAATGGGCCAAAGTGGAACTTCCAGTTAAAGGTCAATGTTAAGCCAAAGTCAGATGATGAATTAACGTTTGAAGATATTACCGAAATACTAAAGCAGGAAATTGAACCGTACACGGTGAAGCAAGTAGCGCACAGCGCTCACAATTTAGTGATTCCACTTCCCGATTTGCACTTTGGTGTGACTAAGAGGCAAGACGTTCAAAACCACTTAGACAGAATGCTAGATGTCATTAACAAGGGTTACAAAACGATTGTGATTGAACAGTTGGGCGATCTATTCCATTCTAGTCAGATGTGGTCGTCACAAACGCTTAAATCAACAATACTCCAAGATGTCGATATGGTAGCTGCTTGGAATGATGCCAAATGGTTGTTTGATGTGTTAGTTACAGCGACACTAAAAAACAGCACCAAAGTATACGTTAAGCAAATGGCAGGTAACCATTCCGGCAACATGGAGTTTGCGTTTATGGAGTACCTACAAGCTAAATATCCACAGGTAGTCGTTCATAACAATATCAAGTTCCGTGACGCCTATTTATTGGATAATGTTGGTATCATGTTGGCTCATGGTGACTTAGCACCTAAGAACTTGCCTATGCTATTTGCTAATGAGTTCGGTGGTGTCTGGTCACTATCGCACAGTCGTGAAATTCACAAAGGTCACTTCCATAACGAGAAGACGGTTGATGAGGGTGGTGTGATTAGTCGACAGCTTGGAACAGTCAAACCAAATGACAATTATGAAATCATGAACGGTTGGACATTATCCAAGAAAGAACTATATGCACTTGAATATGATAGCGATAAGTTAGTTGCCGAGTGGCACGTTTAGGAGAAGGATTATGAAAACAGCAGTCTTCATTATTGTATATTCAATAGTAAATGCCCTTATTATTTCTAATGGCGGTGACAACTTCTGGGCTGGTTGGTACATGGGACTGTCAGTTATTTTTGTCTATCGAACCTTAGATATAATTTCTGAAAGAAAAGCCAAACACGATAAATACAAAGATTGGGCTGATAAGTTGAACCGAGGAGAAAAATTATGATTAACACATTATTGATTATTGGAATTATTTTTGGGTTGCTTTGGTTGTTTGCGCTCGTGTTCTTAATTACCTTTGTAATTAGATATATGATGAGAATGAATGATCGTCGCAAGAAGTTTGAAAAAGATTTCGACAAGGAATTTGATAAGATGTCTAAGCGTTTCAATAATTTCTAATCCAACCTACGTCTCTCTAGTAGTATAATTACTGCTATTGGAGGAGATAACATTGAAGGAAAAGACTAAGCAAGTAGGCATAGGTGTATGCTATGGATTAGTAGGCGGTGGAGTTGGATTAATAATCTTAGCCGTGGCATCAAAGAATCAAAATGTCTATGGTACAGTTGCGGATTGGGTTAGTGGAATTGGTACAATTGCAACTGTTGTAGCTGCAATAATTATAGCCAAGAAAACAACGCAGGATAATATGGCGCAGGCCATGTTAAACAAAAGCATTGAATTATATATAGAGGATTTGAGGGCAATTGTTGGATGTCTGTCTGAGTTAGAACACAATTCATTACTCGATACAATTTATAGAGGAGATGTTCTTGAGCTCACCGAAACTGAAAGGGAAGAGGCAGAAAAGGGCATAATTGAAAGAAACAAAAGTTATGTAGAAATAATTGGTTATCACAAAATGAGTACTATTATCTATCGTATGCCTGAAAAAAAGCAAGAATTATTCAAGCCGTTTATGGATGAAATTAGCAAAGACTTAAACGTTGTAATGAGAATGAATCTTGAAGATGAAAAATTCAACGTTAAAATGTTCTTGAATTTGCTGAAAAAATCAGTAGATAATTACAGTAAAATAAGGGACAAAGTTTCTAGTGAAATATCAGAGTATTCAGTTTTCGAGTAAGCGCATAGGCGCTTTTTATTTTGCAGTGAATGAGGAGAAAAAATATTTAAACTTGAGACTTTTTTGAGACTCATAATATTGAATATAGTGAGATAATAATATTATTATAAACTGATAGGAAAAATTAATTATGACAGAAAAGCTTCAAAATATAGGATTTGATATGGGACCTATGGAATTTGACACCTATCTATACCCAAAAGAATATTTAGTTAATCGAATTGAATGGTACATCAGCCAGGCAGACGAGTCTGACAAAATAGCTAATTCATCCGATAAGAAAAAGGCTTTACCATTCTTTAGACATTTCAACGATATTTTGAGAAAAGAATATCATGAATATTCATTAAAAAGAGTACAAACAATTTTTTCGAAACGTTCAAAAGATGAACAAATAATGGCGGAATACGAATACTACTTATGGGTGCGCGATGTCGTAGAAAACCAAACTCATAGGACTACGTTGGATAATTTGCACAGTCGTACGTTTGATTATCGCAATTATAGAATCTATAGAGATATTTAAAGTGTTTAATGTTTGAAAGGAGGTGACACAATGACATGAAGAAATACGAAGAAGCCGAGCAGGATTATTTGTCTGGTTTGAAGTATAAAGATATTGCTGATAAGTACGATGTTTCTTTGTCAACTGTTAAACAGTGGAAGAGACGCTATTGGAATACTGAAAATGTAACCACTGATAAAAAGGTTACAAAAAAAGTTACAAAAGTTACACAGCCAAAACCAATTCAAAAAGCTATTGATGAACTTAGCGATAGTGAATTAACAGATAAGCAAAAAGCCTTTGTACTGGAGTATCTTCGTATTTCTAATGCCACGCAAGCCTACATAAATGTTTATGATGTCACTTATGAAATTGCAAACAAAACAGGTCCACGATTGTTGGTAAATGTTGGTATTCAAAACGAAATAGAACGTCTGCGTAAAGCTAAATTACAAGAGCTTAGCGTGGGCGTTTTTGATTTGATGGAAGATATGGTTGTTGAGGCACGTGCTGATATTGGTGATTACATAGACTTTGGTAAATACGATATGTTACACGTTGATGCGGAAGGTGATGTGAAACTTGATACCGAAGATAATCCGGAAGTATTTAGAAAGTCTTGGGTGCAATTCAAGGATAAAGAAAAGGTTGATACACGACCTATCAAGTCGATAAAAATGGGTAAAGATGGTCCGGTGGTTGAACTGTATGACAGGAACAAGGCTCGTGACAAACTGATTGATATGTTGAAGAGCGAACAAAACAGCAACGTCAATGTGAATATTGTGATACCGCAGGAGGACAACAATGGCGAATGATTTAGTGATTGATGTTCCTGAAATGGTTGATAAGGCATATTACAAGCTGTACACATCAAAACAGCAATACATTGCATTGAAAGGCGCACGTGCCAGTGGTAAGTCCGTAGCGACTGCGTTCAAGGTTGTAATTGATATACTGCGTTATCCGTATGTTAATTGGTTAGTTGTTAGACAATTCCAGAATACACAGAAAGATAGTACGTTTGCCATTATCAAGTGGGCTGTTCATAACATGGGACTTGATGATTACTTCAAATTCACAGTCAGTCCGCTTGAAATAACCTACAAACCAACACAGCAAAAAGTGTTCTTTCGTTCAATGGACGACCCTTTGAAAATCACATCAATTACAACAACGGTTGGCAAGATATGCCGTAGCTGGTGGGAAGAAGCCTATGAGTTAAAAAGTGACGATTCATTCCAGACTGTGATTGAATCTATGCGTGGAGAATTGCCTATTGGTGGATTTTATCAGCATGTCATTACATTTAACCCATGGAGTGACAGACATTGGTTAAAGCGTGAGTTCTTTGATGTTGATACAAGGCGCAACAATACATTAGCGTTCACAACCACATATAAGAATAATCACCACCTGAACGACGACTTTATCGAAGCTATGAAAGAAATGGTGGTGCGCAACCCTAATCGTGCAAAAGTTGCTGTGTTTGGTGACTGGGGTATATCAGAGGGACTTGTGTTCGATGGTTTGTTTGAACAACGAGATTTCAGCATGGAAGAGATTGCTAAGTTTCCTAAGTCAATTGGACTAGACTTTGGATTTAAACACGATCCAACCGCTGGTGAGTTCATGGCAATAGACCAAACAAACAGAGTTGTGTATGTCTATGATGAGTTCTATCAACAAGGTATGCTCACACAAATGATTGCACAGGCATTAGCACAACACAAGGCTTATGGCTTGCCAATCATAGCAGATAGCGCAGAACAGCGTTTAACAACTGAATTAGCCAGTGTCTACGGTGTACCCAATCTACGTACGGCTGGTAAGGGTAAAGACAGTGTGATTCAAGGCGTGCAGTACATGCAGAGCTATCACTATGTTATCCACCCAAGAGTTAAAGGACTATTAAGTGAGATGAACACTTATGTGTATGACAAAGACAAGCTGGGTAACTGGTTGAACAAGCCGAAAGATGAAAATAACCACGCTATTGATGCCCTACGATACGCAATGGAACAATACATGTTCGTTGCAAATAATCACTACATGAGCTATCAAGAACGTGCGCAA